TTTCCTTTGTTACCGTAGAAATCTTTATCGATTTGAGCAAGGTCATCTAAAGTGAAAGCATCATTAAAGATTCTATTGTATGTAACAACTTTAGCAAAAGTATCAGCTACACTGACTGATTCAGCTATTGTTCCTTTATTGAAATGTGAAGCATACAAGTCGGTAACTGCAGTACTATCAGCTAAACCTTTTGTAATTACTTTAAATACTACTTCGCTTAGTGGAACGCTATCAAATAGCATTAAATTTTTAGAATCAGGATTTACCGATATCTCAGATGCTACAACTGACTGGTAAACTGTTTGTGCCTGTACGAGTTCATTAGCAGTCTGAGCTTGTATTCTCTGTACGCTAATTGTGGCACGTATAGCCATTACTAGAAGTCCGCTCTTATCTTAAACTTTAGTTTGTCAAATACGGTTAGAACCTTTCCGGAAGAGTCCGTCATTTCAATCTCACCTTCGTAAGTACCAGCGTCGACGTCTAAAGTCGTGGCATTCCATTGCATATAGCATGTACCATCGGCAGCAACTAAGATGCCGCATGTCATAGTATCTAAGACTGTGTCTCCGCCTAAAGAACGGAATTTAATCCGTACTGTCTGCCCTGCTAGATCAATTGGAGCCCATGTAGTAGGGTCATCCTCGTCAAGAATTTTACCCGTCGCTGCTTTAGTCGAATCACGAAGCGTGAAGTCCAATTGTGGTTTATCATCCCCGGATACGAGGTTGATTGTATCGTAATATGCCATTCAGGCCTCCAATATTTAACCGACTAGTCGGGTTGTTCTCAGCATTTGGTATGCAATTAAAGTTAGGATAACTTTACCCTAACGGTGTCTCATTGTCAACTAAAAGTTAACGGCTGCTACGCGCATGTTAACACGCCTGGTATCTCTACCTTTAGCTGCGCACATTGCGCGTTCAAATTCAATCTGGCTTCTCATAGAAACATCAGGGTCACTCCACTCTTTGTTCGGTATACCGGCAATTCGAGCAATAGCTCCTGCTGCGATACTACGACCGTGTGATTCAAAGATAAAGTCCTCTATCCCTTTAGCCGATAAGCTAGGTTTAACTACTAAAATGCCAGTAAATGTATGCTTGGAAAGCGGTGTAGGGTACATACGGATGCTAGCATCCTGGAATACACTATATTGCGTAGGAGTGCCTGTTACAGCAGAACCATCGGAGTCAGTACGAGGGAAAGAATGTCTTTCTGATACGTGCGTCATAGGGATACCATCTAGCATAAGTACCATAATATTCTCTAAAACGGCCCTATTAGGCACATCTAACTCGTAATCTGAGGTGTTTTTGCTAGTAAAACTAGGTTCTAAATTGTAGCGCCATACTTCACTATTAGCACAGTATTCCGCTGCCGCTTCTTGTAGATGCGTTTTTATAACAATCTCAGGGCACCCAGGTACATAAGGTTGAACGTATGGATATAACTTATCCCATGTTGTTGCCATTAGACAGCCTCCGTAGGTGCAGATGCTACATCACTCTGCGTTTTATCACTTATTCCTGAAATGAATGCTTGGTGGTGTGCACCAGCGCGAGCTGCATTAGCCGCATGTTCAGCATCCTTAGAAAAAGCGCGATACAACACCCAGTCGATAATAGCACTGAGATAAATATCATCTAGTTTGATAACTTCCGTATTACTACCTGCTGGATTCAAATCTGACTCAGATAGCGCGTGAGCTCCTGGCGTGTCAGCATACACAACTTCTATTTGTGCAGCTGTTGTAGCTGGTGGGTATACGAAAAATTCTTTAGGTTGTCTTGGGTCAAACGTAAAGTTCTGGACATCAACCGTACCGGTTTCACCATGCCAAGAAGGACGTTGGTCATCCAAGACGCTCCTATTAATAAGTCTAACTACTTTCTTTTTAGAGGAAGTAGCTAGGTTTCGAACTATGTCTATTAGACGTAGTGCGGTAGAGAAACCTGTGGTTAGAACCTGTCTGGTTCCTACAGCACAAGTAAAGGTACCCGTTTTAGAATTAGCGTCAGGGCGCAATAGAACAATTTGTAGATAGGATTCATTAATCCAGTTCTGCAATTCTAGTCGCGGCCAGCGAATGTTACTATCTTGAATAACATCCTCGACACGTTTTATAACGTCAATAGCTTTAATTATTGCCACAAGTCTCTCCGTTGTAAGTACGTAAAGAGGGGTCTCCCCCTCTCCTTAGCTAAGTACGCGTATTAAGGCGTGCCAACTAATGCTGTTACTAGAGCTTCGCTCTTAACAACTTTACGGCCGTAAACAGATAGACCACGAACGATATCGCCGAAGTCTGTTTGATTACGTAGAGGCTCAGTCTTAGTGATTTGAGATGCAAAAGCACATGATGCTTTAGTACCTGCAACCATCATACGACGTAGCTTAGCACCTGATAGTGCAGCACCTGTTGAGCCCGCAGACAAACCTGGAACCAGTGCTTTACCAACTATACCTTTAGGTAACAAGTTAGATACGTATACAGTCATACGGTCTAACATGCCAATCTTACCAGTACGAATTGTGCTTGACTGGTCACCAGTGAAGTACGCTTGCGCGATGGTAGACTGCATTAAGATGTTACGGTCTTTAGGTGAGATAACTAACCAACGACCATCTTCAGGAACGTTTTGCTCATCCATAGTAGCTGACATAGCTAAGATAGTGTTTAAAACGTTCTGAGCAGTACCATCGTTAACTGGAGCAGAATCAGTACCTAGAGCGTAACTAGCAGAAATTGCACCAGCTGTTGCACCTTTGTTAGACGCGTGAGCACCTTCAGTTACGAACCAGTTGAAGAAAGTTTCATTTTCAATAGAAATCTTCAATTGCTTAGCAGCATCGTCAGTGAATGTGTTCATTAAGTCGATATCAGCTTGATGCGCTAATACGTCGTTTGTTTGAACAGAGAAGTATTTACCTTTGTTAATCTGCATATCTTGGTAGATAGGCACAGGAACTTCGCTTGTTAGTGTTGAACCAGCTGTGTAGTCATTAATAGTAATTGACGGTGCAGTACGGATACGAATAGTATCGCCTTGGTTTTTGATTTCGCCTTCCCAGTCAGTGTTAGACACTTCTGAAAGCATTGTGTTTGCATAAAATTTAGCATTCAGCTTGTTAGACCACAATTGTGGAATGAAACCACCTGAATACGTTGGGCTGGTGGTGAACGGGGAACCCGTTGGAAATACAGTAGCCATTTTCTTACTCCTTATAAAAGTTTAACAGTGTTGGCTAACTTATTCCCATAATCGTGACTAGTTTTGTACTCGTCCTTCCATATAGGCGGCTGTTAGCTCAGCTTCAAGTTTTGCCGCTTCGTCATACTTACCCTTAGTGTTTAGACTCTTGTTTTTAGCCCAAGCTTTATCCATCTGTTTAGCTGAATAAATCTTAGAACCAACTAGACTCTTACTTGCACTAGTGCTCGCAGAACGATTTGGCGTTACCTGCTTCTCAAGTTCAGCTTGGCGATTACTCTTAGTTTGGTCAACAGGGTCAACACTTTCTCTAAATAACTTCACATAGTGAGCTACTGAGTCTGCATCGCCTCTATCAAACGCACCTTGAGCTTGGTCTCTGCGTGGTCCCCTAGACATAGGGTCATACTCATTCAACCATGAAACCCAACGCTCGTCGTTGTCAAGTTGGTCAAATCCAGGAACTAAAACATTTAGTTTCTGAGTAAAACCCATCTCGCCAACTTGGCTACCGGTACTTGAGACCTGCTCGCGCAACTCTGCAATTACTTTCTCCTGTTGTTCAAAACGTCCATCATATTCTTGAGAGACTTCTTTCGCAACACGTCGTTGGAAATCAATTAAATCATCACCGTACTCTTCTCGATCAGCATCGGTTATATAACTAACCTTTTCTTTCGGTTTATCAGTTTCAGCTTTCTTCGCGTCTTCCATACCCTTCTGGATACTTCCTAACTGGTCTGTTAGCTCCCTAACCTGCTGGTGCAGTCTAGGTACTTCAGCATCGTACTTACCTTTTAGAGTACTGTACTTCTGCTTAAATTCATCTGATACTCCGTCTGAAACGTCAGCCGGCTTTGCTTCTTCTACTGCTGGTTCTTCCTTCGGTTGTTCTTCAGTTACTTCAACTTTGGTATCCTCAACGATTGCCAACCCTTCTTTCTTGGGTTTCTCGCCTTGGGCTAATTGTTTCTCTATTTCTTCAACTTCAGCAAGCTGTGCCTGCACTTGTTTTGGCAATGCCATTTCTTTCTCCTTAAAGCACCAACTCTGTTTTGCAGCGTCCTATTGGTATGCTGCTCCCGTTATGGTGTGCTTAACAAATGCGGTAATTTCTTACCGCTCCTTAATCACCTTCTGCGATTCATCGACCGCTTTCAGTAAGTCTTCAAAAGCTTCTGCTCGTCCCTGCAAACGGTGGAGTATTCCCGTTTCGTTTGCGTACACTAACTTCTGCTTTGCTCCTTCAAGTTCATTCTTAAGGAGTGCTAACAAAGCTTCGTTTCCTGGCTCTCGTAACCCATTTAGGGCTCTAACGGCCTGTGTTTCTAACTTGTTAACGTAAATCATTTAACTATATCATACCAAATAAAACATTAGTGTGGTACTTATTTTTATCTACCATTAGGTTTAGGGCTAAAATTGTTGTCTTGGCGACCACCCATCTCTGTACCGTCTTCCTGTAAATTCGCTGCTTGCTCCTGAGCCATCTGCTGTTGCTGCATCTGCATTTGCATCTCTGCCTGCTGCTGTTGCTGCATAGCTGCTAGCTCTTGTTGCTTCTGGACTTCTTCACGAGACGGGACAAGCCTGTCAATATTGGTATTGAGATTTCCAGCAAGGTCGCGTAATAGTTCAGCCGTTCCTGGCAAGCCAACAATCTGCTGTGCCACAGGGCTTTCCAGTACCAGACGTAAGAACTCAGTTTTACGAACAGCTTCAGCTTCTTTAACGACAAGCGACGTTGCGCCTCGTGCGATAACTTGTACATCACCAATTAACTCCGGGTCATTACTATAACGTAAGTTTCTCTGGTACTGTCGCTCAAGCATAGGATTAAGTACATCATGGTCGATGTTACTAATCACCTGCTTAATACTCTTACCTGCGTTAGATATTAACATAGACAGACCGGACGATGTACGACCTGCACCTGGGACATGCTGTCCCGTCATATATTTAGGAATACCTGTGATGTCGTCAGCGATATCCATAAACCTATCAAACACTGCCAAAAGCTCTGAAGCATTTGACTGTGGTTGGAAAAAGTTTATCGGTTGCGACGCATCTCCGTACTCAGACTGCTGGAACTGCCAAATCTTCCAAGGGTACATCTGTGTGATGTCTTCCCCTGCTGGTAGGCGACTTACATTAATTCCTACTTGAGGACCAGAAGAAATACCCATGTTATTAGATAGCGCTCTTGCCGCAGCGTTACACATGTTCTGTGCGTCCATACATAAGTCTGAAACACCGTTACCGTCGATACGTCCTGGGACCTTCTCGAACGACGTGGTGTAATATGGTTTACGACCGATTGGGTCATAGTTAAGTACTGCTTTAATAACTGTGTTGTCTACCATCCATACTTCACATGGGTATGACAGCTGAGGGTCTTCGATATCTTTCTTATCTAAACCCCATTCAAGTAATAGTTTACCTGGGATAGAGTCCCACAGTTGAATCGCAGCTATTAAGTCTCCGTCTACTTCATCGAAGTCTTTACCTTCTAATAATTCAAACTCAGAGTCATCGCGGTCTAACCAGTCAAAACCGCCTGTACCGAAGTCCGACAACAACGAACGCACTGACGCCTCGTCGTACCCCTCGACGCCTATCATAGCCTCGACGTCTTCTCTAGTTAGGTGGTGGATTTCTACTACAGGCATGTTCTGGATGTCGTCGCCCCACGGTGCCCAGTAGAATTTGTAAGGGTCAACTCTTTCCCACTCATCACGAACGACTTCTGTAGGAACTAATTCTGCTCCATCCCACTTCAACGTTTTGCGTTTGCGTGGAACAGGACCTTTAAGTACTGCGAATGGATACGTCGCTACGTCGTTAGTAAATTCGAATAGTGCTTTTACGAAGCCGCCCTCTAGGAGCTGGTCTTCCATTTTCTTCTCCATGCGTTCAACACGTTTGTCCGAGTCGAACTTCATCTCACGCATAGCAGTGTCTTTCATACCTGACGCTAGGTGCTTTAAGCCTGCTTCATCTATTCCCTCACCGCCCTGCTCGTAAAACTGCTGCAAGTTCTGCTGCATAATACCTTGTAGACGGTCAATTAATTCTGGTGGAACTTCTGGAATTGGAGTCGCTGAAATAGACCAAGGTTTGTCGTCACCTGTACCTAGTAAGGTATCACGTAACCAAGCTGTAGCCGTACGACATTTCGTACTAACAATACCCATGAATAATTCTGAGCCACCCTGTGCTTTAATTTCAGCTAGTTTCTCTGGGGAGTACTCCATGTTACGAGCACGAGCAGTTTCAATTAAGCGAGGCTCAATCTCCTTCTTCTTGTGGTCGCGCATCGTAGTCCAGCGCTTACGCGTGTGAGCAGCTAAACCTACTAAAAGGTCACTTTGTTGTTTTTCATCCGATTCACGTTTCGCTCTGGCTTCAATATCAGACGCACGTTCAACGGGGATTAGAGCAGCACCTAAAGCCATAAATTCCTCTTTAACATAACAGTAATACCTGTTATGTTATCATCTAATTCTAAGAGTGTCAACATATTATGTCCATCCAACCGCAGAAACTTTCGTTACCTCTCTACGACGCCCTTGCCCGGCTACCGAACCAAATACCTCACCACCATCTGCGTGTAGGCAGAGGTACTGAAACGCATCAGCTACGTCAGACCAGGGGTGTGACTTCTCAGGCTTCTCGTCCTTCACACCTTTATTATTTATTTTATACCTATACTTACCGGCTAGGGCTTGAACTAGCGATGTGGCAGAATCGGGGTCTATCATAAGCCCGTACTTACCATCGACAACTCGTGTCATGTATTTCTCTACAGCAGCTAGTCTTGCAGCCACTGAGTTAGTTTTCGCAGCCTTTATCGAGAACCCCTCAGCGCGGTATATGTCCGCTACTGTTCTCTCGTCTGTCTGCGCTCTTTGGAACGCTGCCGGGTCAATAATTATTAACGAGCTGCGTCCTGGAAATTTGTTAGCTAACAGAGGCTTAAGACGTTCTCTTACGAACCGTAGGGCGCCCATGTCTTCTGAAATTATCGAGTCATAAATAACCAAGCGACCATCATATATTACCTGCCCGATTACAGCGGCTGGTGTCAGTCCTGCATCAATTCCAATAAGTAGTGGAGACTCGCTGAACATAGGTAGTATGTCTTCATCAGACGTGTGGTTCGTTCTGTCAAACGACTTGAATACAGGCTGCCCGGACAGTGATTTACCAAACTGAGCGTGTATGTACACCGATATCCAGTCTTCTGTTTTACCCTTCGCCAAGTTATCGTAA